TCAATTCCAAAGGCTATTCTAGCGCCAATCTCCTGGTTGGATGGGGATTTAACTTTAATGTTAAGGTCTAGTTCTGGTGCATATTCTCTAACCACTTTTCTAATGTTTTGAGAATCTTTTATCGGCATAATTTGAATAGTCTGTGAGAGTGTCATTGGGTCTCTTACACCGTCTATCTCTTTTACCACCATCTCTAACTGTTTTGTTATATATGGGTTAATAGGGTGGTCTTTATATGTCTCGTTAATTTTTTGTAGGTTTTTTTCTATTGTAGGTGAAATTAATATTAGTTTACACTTCTTTTTTGATACCTCTAAATAGTGGGTAAACTCACCTTTTTCATCTAAATCAACTTTAATATCCTTTGTTTTTAAAACTGTTAAGTCTATGGTTGTTTCAAACTCATCATCTGTTTTAGGGTCTTTAAGTTTTACTGTATAGTCGGAACCAAAAGCTGTGTTACGTAAAAAAATCAAAATAGCTTCTTTATCACAGTCAGCTAACTCATCCACACGAATATCTTTATCTAGTATTTTTCTTTCTAATAAACTGTTAATTAGGTTGGAACTACCAATCATTGACGGGGTGGAAAGTAGGTTCTCGTCAGAAGTGTTTAAGTAAGTTACTTTAACACTAGTTTTTTTAGTCGTGTAGAAGACACCTTGTGATGGTAGTGATACCAAGTCATAAGGTAATATTGTATCCATGGGTTGTTCTGTTTGCATGCTATATATTATATATTAATTGCTTTAATTGTAAATACTTAGTTTGTTATATTATTTATATGCTATATATATATAATAAGTTATTGCAATTATATATTTGTGTTTAGTAAAGTAAATAGTTAAACTGAAATAGATTATCTATGTATAGAAAATCAACTTCTCTTATCACATAAAAAATCTATGTATATAAAACTTATTAATCGCATAAAAAAAGCCTCCATTAAAGGCTTTTGTTATTTTTATGTTAGTTACATTAATAAACTAAGATACATCTATCCGGTCTTAATGTAGCTGATATGTTAGCTAAACCATCATCACTATAACTTAAGTCGTTGAAGTTTACGTCAGTTAAAAAAGCTCCTTGTAGTATCCATTTTTCTACCACAACTCCTGTTGGGTCTAACAATTCTAGGTCTATATTTTTCTTATACCCTGCCGCGTAACCCATTCTACCTGTTACTGATTCTGAATGCATTCTTACCCATTCCATAAGTGCTTGTGCTGCTGAAGGACCTATAGGGTCTCTAAAAGTAACATTAATTGTACCCCAAGTAAATCTACCAGCAACATATGTTGATGTATTTAAAAAAGGTATTTCTACAGAGTTTATAGTAATTTGTGGTCTAGATGTACTTTCCACATACCATTCATTAATGCCTAAAGAAGAATCGAATCTTAGGATAAACCTATTTTTCTTTTTAGGTTCATAAGGTACGGGCATTTTCATTAACAAGTCAGCCATTGTATTTTATTTTTTTTTAATTGTTATTTTTTTACTAATAGGAATTAAATCCTTTTATTATAAATATACGGTTATGGTAAAAAATATGTATTTAACCTTTCTTAATTACAATTTTTTCGTAACCACCTTCAGATGTGTCGTAAACAATAAATGACATTTCTGGGAACTCGTATTGTAATTCATCTTTAATGAAGTTAATCATAGCGTTAACATTACCCAAATCATCATCACTAAACCCAACCGATAATTTATTGTATTTGGATTTTACCATCTTATTTGCCCCGTCAATAACTTTTCTAACGTAACTTCTAAAAGCTAATTTTTTATTTTCTTCTGGATTTACAGCTGAACTATGGTCTATACCAAACTTATCAGCAAACTCAATAGATGATACTGGGTGGTAGTCAATACTATCTAAGTAAACCTCTAAAACTTTATCTGGTGTTAAATACTTAGTTTCTGGGTGAGATTGTTGTATATTACCCAACATATCCGATAGTTCTTTTTCGTTAAAGGTTTTAGCTATCACAAGGTTCATACCCTTTCTTAGTGTTATTGGTTGGTGTCCTCTAGCCGTTATAATAGATATTGGGTTTGCGTAAATCAAAGCCTCTTTAAATTTATCAAACGAAGGAGCGAATGATTTTTCGTCTATAGCTTTTTTTAAATCTTTAGTAAATTCTTTTTCTTCCCTAAAATTATAAAAAGCATCGTCATCTAGCTTATAATTTTTATCATTTCTAACTTTGGCAAATTCGTCGGTTGATACTTGTACGGGGTTCCATTCACCACCCTCATACTTAACCATCCTAATTAATGTAGGCATGTTAAGGATGTTATCATCCCAATCAAATGAGTAAGCTCTAAGTGTGTCATTACTAACCTCATCACTCTCTAATAGTTGTGTTATCCACTTAACTTGTCTTTCGGTGATTATTATTCTTTGTTTCATATAATATAAATACAAACCAATTTGGTTAATATAGATTTTTTACTTATCTTTGTAGTATAATTAGTTGTATTACCGTAACAAAACCATAAATTAATACGTATACTTAATTAAGAGAATATTAACAACTAAAAAAAAATAACTTATGACACTACTAGAATCCTTAACCATATATTTAATTTGTTCAGAAATACTAATGATGTTTTTTTTAATGATTAACTCTAACGAGATTAAAAAGTCTTACGTATCCTTTGAGGGTAGGAGAGGTGGTATCCCTTCTGATGGTTGGTACACTATCTATATTCTCATACACCTCCTAAAAGCTCCTTTCTTGTCACCGTATATAGGTACTTTAATCTTACTTAATGGTGGTAGGTTAATTTCAGATGATGAGTAACATAAAAAAGGTCCCAAAGGACCTTTTTACTTTATATTTTTGATATCGGTTTAATAACTTCTTTCATTTTTCGTATATCTTCCTGGATTAGTTCTTCTTTTGACTTTTTAGATTCTTCTATGTTTTTAGAATCGTGAATACGGTCGTAATGCATATCATCTTCTAAATCGTCTACATGGTCTTCACTAGCACCATCATGTTTTAAATCGTAAAGTTCTTTATCGTCGTGACCTTCGTCTTTACCATAATTCATAGCTTCATCATAACCAGAATCTTCTTTCATGTCTTTAGCAGCTTTTTTCATAGACTCTTTTTTATTACCGTCTTTATCTAGGTCTAAAAAATCTGGTTTTGCACCTTCATACATTTCTTCTTCTAATTCTGGGTAAGGCATGTCGTCAGAAACATCTTCATAACTCCTAGGAGATTTACCTGACGAACCAGAACCGATTAACTCAGCTGTATAAGTCATAAAGTTACCTAACTTAGTTATAGAGTTAGCTAACTTTCTTCTAGTGTCAGTATCTTTAATCATATCATAAGCTTTCTTGATACCATTAACAACATTCTCTATACCTTCACCAGCAGCAACTCCTGGATTTCTATCGTATTGACCTTGTTCTACTATAGTCTCACTATAATCTCTTATATTTAAATTTAAATTTTCTTTAACTATCGATTTACGTATAAGTTTGAACGCCTCACTAATTACTGACCCCACCATTGTTGGTTTATTTACTTTCTCCAATAGTCTTTCTAGTTGTTCTTCACTAATAACTATGTTCTGTTTTTTTCCATTAGTAAAAGTTTTTACCCCACTTAACTGTGACTGTATAGTTTCACTTAACGTTTTTTTATTAAATTTCATGTTCTCTTTTGTTTATAAATATGGTTTAAACATGAATGGGGAAAAAATTCCCCATTCATATCATTATTATTCTATATATCTTCGAATGATGCTCCTGTTGGTGTTACTAAGAATTCAACGAAAATGTACTCTAGTGCTCTGGTAGGTTTTATGTATATTTTACCACTCATTTCATTCCTATCTATTTCTTCAGGGTCGCTAGATAACACAACTCTAAAGTCTGTTAAACCCCTATCTCTTCTTATAGAGTCTAGAATTGGGTTCACTAGGTCTAGGAATTGTTGTCTTACAATATCGTCATTTTGTTCAAAAATTAATCTAACTGAAACAGCTGATATTAATTTTCTTGTTTGTAACAACAACCTTCTTACGTTAATCCTATCTAAAGCAGATTCCTTAAGTTGTAAAGTCTTATTACCCCAAATAATTGGACCAACATCACTGAAGGTTGCAATTGGATTAAGTCTACCAACGTATAAAGTATCTCTTTCATCTAAAGCTAACTTCTTTCTAGCTTTAACAGCGTTAACGACACCTCTGGTATAACCAGCTGACGCAAACCAAGGGAATGAAGTGTTGTCTGTTAAAGCTATATTTCTCATAACTTCCGCAGTAGGTGGTATAAAGATTTGTGTGTTATTTGCTGAATCTCTAACCTGTACCCAAGGGTAGTAAGTTGCTGTATAATTTGAGTCTAGTAGTGAGTCTTCCATCCCATCCACCGCTTCTTCAGCACTCACCATATTAGTTACATCCGTAGTGTCAGTAACAAACATATTATAATCCGGTGTTGTTGTTACGTATAACGAATCCGCTCTTTCATCCTCAACCATATCGATAGTCTCATTTACTAACCCTAAGTTATCTATATAGTTGATACCTGGTGTGGCAAATACATTAATATCAACAGCTTCTGGATTACTAAATGTCCTAATAGCTCTTAAATAAGCGAAATAATCTGTGTTAGCTTCAGAACTACTTAGTTTTTTAAATGAACCATCCCCTGTCGCTGTCGGAAATTCTGTTGTTACACAAGTCCCATTTAAGAATCCAGTTAAACCCATTCTATAATCATCTGTGTTTGACCTGGTTTTTCTGTAAATATCCCAACCATCAAAACCACCATGTGGTAAAACAGTCCATTTACGAGCTCTTAATTTTTTATATGGGTCCGTACTTAGTGTTGGTTCTTTCTGGAAACTTGTTACACCACACTGGAATACAGGTTTGTTGTTTAATGTTGTACCTGACCAAGATATGTATGTCCCGAAACCACCTCTAATAACTGTCGCTCCAGAGTCCATATGGAACCCTTCTGTTATTGTTGACCAATCAGTACCATCAGTACCTGTACATATATTTGTTGGTGGTTGTAGTGATTTGTAGTCAAAGAAGTCCGCATCGTACCCTACACCTGAAGAATTACTTATACCTAAATAAACCTTTGATAGTTTGTCACCACCACTTAATACTTTATTGTTCCCAACACCTGAACCGAATGGTGGGTCATAAACTACTTCACCAGGTGTGTAATATTTAAGTTTATAACTTATAAATGGGTTAAGTGAACAACTATACGTTCTAAACCTATAACCCTCAAACCCACAAGGTAGTGAACCTACGAATGTACCATCCATCACCCCCTCACCTAAAAATAACATAATATATTTAGATTTTAATTCAAACTCCCCAGTAGAAGTACCCACTTTTCTACCAACAAATGAAACTTTGGTTGGGTCCATACTACATCTAGTAAACTTCTCCAATACATTAGGTGCTGAATCACTATCATAGAAATCCCTAACCAAGATATCAAACTCACCTCTCTCAAAAGATAGGTTAGCGAATGATATTTTTACTTCTCTATTTGCTGAGGTACCATCTGATATAGATACCGATTTAAACAATCTAAATACGTCAGTACCTTGTAATTCAGATACAATCCATGGTGTCTCAGGTGTTCTCCACTCATTCATCTTCCACGCTATAGTATTTGTGTTTGTTACCGCTCTTGCTGATGGTAAATATTGTAAACAACATTGTAACCCTCTAACCTTACCTTTATTCCATAAGTCTTTTAATAGTACCGGATAAGCCTCTTCAATAAATAACGGTACATCCTCTTTCTTTTTATCAAAAGGACTACGACCAAACACTTTAGAAATATAATCTTTAGATGTGTTACTCATAGATGTTTTAAAAGTATAAATATTTCCAGCTGCTGTTTTTGCACTAATCCCAAATGGTTTAAATGGGTCTTCTAATACACTCCCATAAGTACCTGTACAGTCAAAGGTTGTTGTGTTAGCGGTAAGTTCGTAAACTGGACCCCCTGACGCTGTTGTACTAACACCCCTAGACCTAAGTGTCGCTACGACAATACCATCATAATCTGTGTAAGCTTTTACATCACTATAGCTTTCAATATTTATCGTACATTGTGCTGAATAAACTACTGTTCCAGATAATGCTCCTGATGTTGCATTTGTTGTTCCTGTCCCTCCTGAGTATAAAGTCCCACCACTAGTTTG